GGTGGTTCAGATGACCATATTAAAAGATATTATTACTAATTATGGCCTTAGCATATAGCTTAACAACGGTTGCCCGTACAAAACAGTTTATGGGCATTACGACAGCAACGTATGATGCGGTTTTAGACCGTCTTGTTGATAGTGCAACCGACTACATCGAGAAATATTGCGACCGCAGGTTCAAGAAAACGGCGTACACAAACCAGATGTACCGTGGGAATAATACGCGCCGGTTACTTTTAAGGCACTTTCCTATTATTAGTACCGAAACATTTACATTTCAATACCGCACGACAATTACAAATGAAAGCGATTGGGATAGCGTAGAAACCGAGGATTATTTTGTAGATTATGATTCAGGGATAATAACAGCGTTGTTTGATTTTCAGGATTACCCAGACCATTACAGGTTTTCATATACGGCCGGATTTGATTACGACAATGTGGCCACGTTCTTGTCGAGTGTTGGCGCGGCGGATTTGGAATACGCTTGTTGGAAGCTGGTAAATGCAATATTCACGCAGCGCAAAAATAGCGGCAATATCCAGTCAGAAAGCATAGGGGATTACAGCGTCACGTTTACAACCGAAGTCATGATAGATGATGAGCTGAAAGATATACTAAGCCGTTATAAGCGGATGTATGGCTAGTATTATTCATTTCTTTGACAATACATTGATTATTAAGCGTTTTCAGGATACGGCAGGAACCGATTATCAGGAAAATGAGGTAGCTACAATGACAATTAACGGCCATATACAGAACGTCGCAGACCTTGAAAATCAGGAATATTATGCAGCTTATAACGGGTCGCATAAAGGTTGGATTGACGCCGGAATATCCGTACATGAGGGCGATATAATAATTGATAAGGATAATAAGCGATATGTAATAGTAAACATAGACCAAAAGGATTACAGTTTCGCTATGAACACGCATCAGGAGTTAATATTAAAGCGCGAGGATTAAATGGAGATTTCAATGAAAATTGAAGGCGCAGACGCTTTACTGCGGGGGTTAAAGAATAGCGACCGGACTGCTGGCGCCGAAATAGGAAAAGCTATATTACAATCCGTTGTCGTGTTAAAAGGACTTGCAAAAAAAGAGGTGCCGGTACAGACGGGAAGATTACAGAAGTCTATTGTAGGCAAGAATATCACGCAAAAAAGTGGCGTAGTATCAGCTACCGCTAAATATGCTTCATTCGTTCATGGCGGAACATCGGCTCATACTATACGAGTAAGAAATAAAAAAGTATTGGCGAATCAAAAAACAGGCCAGATATTTGGCAGGGTAGTACATCATCCCGGCACAAGAGCAAATCCATTCATGACCCGCGCGGCAAAATATGGCGAATCGCCAGTACAAAAGATTTTCAAACAAGCTGTAGAAAATATAAATAAACAAATCACCCGTGGCTAGAACTTTTGAAACAATCAGGGATAAAATCGTAACGCAATTAAATACGCTTGATGATATTGCGGAGGTTAATTCTGCGCCGATTGATATACCAAGCATGAAAAAGTTTCCAAATGTTTGTGTATATCCTTTAGGCCAAATATCAGATTATCAGAATACGCAACAGAATGAGCGAACATATAATTTTGCAGTAACAGTATTTTATGAGGTTCGGAAAAAAACACCATCGGGAGCACTAACCGCGTTATATGATTTAGTAGACCAAATACTCGATTTGTTTGACAAAGACCCGACGTTGACTGGAATATCACTGCCTGCTGGAAAACAGATGATAGATATTGTTCCTGCGACGAGCGAATGGGGCGAGGATTTGGATTCACAAACACTAATGACGACTATTACGCTTGGCGTAAGGGTTTCATCAGATATTTGTTAAATAATAAACTAATAAAAAACTTATGGCAGAATTTATAGGAAGACGGACATCGCTAGGCGTAGCGCGCGAAACAACGCGCGGTACCGGCGTTGCTCCTACCTATTGGATGCCGCGAACGGAATTGAGCTTCGATGACCGCATAGAAAGGGTCGTTTCAGGCGAAGCAATGGGTCATATTGATGACTCTAGCGATGCTTTTGTAACGGCAAAATATGCGGACGGCTCAATTAACGCCGAAGTTAGGGATGATTCATTCGGATTATTCCTTTATGCTTTGCTTGGTACTGTAAGCACAGCAGCGCTTGGCAGTGGGGATTTTACTCATACGTTTACGGAAGCCAATAGTAACCAACACCAATCGCTGACACTGACAACAGACAGCGCAAACGGCGACAAGATGTTCGAGCTATGTATGCTCAATAATCTTGGCATAACTGCTGAAACAGGCGAAATTGTAAAATTCAATAGCGATTTCGTTTCTAAGAATTCAGTAACAACGACACAGAGCGCGACAACCTGTAATACTGAAAATAGGTTTGTATCGCACCATGTAGCGATTAAATTGGCTACAGATTATAGCGGCCTTGATGCTGCAACAGCAATTCCAGTAAAACGGTTTGAGCTGACTTTTGCAAAAAATGTTATGCGCGACCATGAATTGGGAACCATATCGCCGACGGAAATTCATAATCAGCAATTCAATGTTGAGGGGTCTTTTGACCTTAATTTCGAGGACTTCACATACCACGGCTATATGATGAATAATACCTACAAGGCAATACGGCTTGAGGCAACCAATACAGACGTTACTCTTGCCGGCGGTAATAATCCGAAGTTGCAGATTGATTTGTCTAGGGCTAGTTTCTACGATTGGGAACGTGATAATTCGCTTGATGATATTTCACTTCAGACGGTTAATTTTCAGGGTCACAGGGATTGCACGAATTCAAAAAATATCGTCAACCAGATTCAGCTTACCAATGAGGTAGCAAGCTATTAACTAAATTGACGGGGTGAGCATGCCTGTCGGTCGTGCTCACCCCGACAACAATATGGAAACAAAGACTATAACAACAGAAATTGGTAAAAATAAAGTTGTAGTAAAAGCATGGTTAACAGGCCGTGATGTGCGGGAAATTGACAGCGTGCGCGAAAATGGCGGTAAAGAAGCAGAAATACAAGATAAGGCATTCGAGCTTTTGATTGTAGAAATAGACGGCAAGAAAGAGAAATTATTGGACATTGTACTTGATATGCACAGCAAGGATTATCTCCAGCTTGTAAATGTATGCACGCAAATTGTGCTTGGTGAGGATTTTCAAAAAAAAAGCAAGAAATCATAGACGGGTATTGGCATAGTTTAACGGCGCCAGACTATGCCAAAAGCAATCTTCCGCAGGAAATAGGATTAGTCGAAGTTTGCAAGTATATGGGCTGGACGTATCAGGAATACATGAACCAACCGCGGTGGTTTGTAGAAAGCGTCATTATTAAAATGAATACTGACAGCAAATATAGAAATGTAATCCGTAAAAAAGCAGAACGCGATGGCCGCACAAACAGCAATTGATATAATCATAAATGCCAAAGATAATACTAAGGCGGCTTTTGGTAATTTACAGCGCAATCTTGATAAGAACAAAGAAAATCTTAGGGCGTTCGGAACGCAATTAGACCGCGCTGGAAAAGTTGGCGCCCTCGCTTTGGCCGGCGGTTTAACGTTGGCGGCAAAATCAGCTATTCAATTTAATAAGCGCTTAGGTGATTTGTCTACATTGATTTCAGGGGATAGCACAAAAGCAATAAAAGGATTTGAAGACGGCATTAAATCGCTGATGAAAGAGGTGCCGGTTGACCCTGATGAACTTGGCGAGTCCGCGTATGCAATTGTGTCGGCCGGAATAACAGATACAGCGGATGCTTTAGAGGTATTAGAAGAAGCTAGTAAACTTGGCGTTGCAGGTTTATCAACCACGGCAGAGGCGACTGATATACTTACTTCTGCAATGAATTCGTTTGGCTTTGAGTCAGAGGATGCAAATAAAGTAAGTAATATCTTGTTTGAAACCGTGCAAGCCGGTAAAACTACCGTTTCGGAACTTGCAATGTCTTTTGGTGCAACAGCGCCAATAGTAGCAGAAGCCGGCATAGAACTAGCGGATTTTCAGGCGGCTACGGCGGCATTAACAACAACCGGTCTTCCGGCTTCACAGGCGCAGAATAGTCTAAGGCAGTCTATCGTTGCATTGAATAAGCCGACAAAAGAAATGCAAGACCTATTCAAGACCATTGGCGTTAAAAGCGGCAAACAGTTAATAGAAACAAGCAGCGATTTAGGGGATGTATTCAATAAATTATCAGACGCCGCAGAGGGTGACACAGAAATGCTAGCACGCGCATTTGGTTCTGTTGAAGCATTAACAGCGGTAACCGGCGTATCTTCTACAGTTAATGAGGCATACATAAAGACTTTAGAAAATCTTACGGATGAGGTTTCTAGCGTTGATGAGGGCTTCAAAAAACAACAAGAAACTTTCGGTAATCAGTTGCAGCTTGTTAAAAACCAATTCATGCCGGCATTCCTGGATTTGGGTTCGGCATTATTAGACAGGGTATTGCCTATAGTACAAACATTGACTGATGCTATTTCGGGTAATGAGGAATTGATAGCAAAAATTGTTATACCAACATTAGGTGCATTTGTTTTAGCATGGGGGTCAGTTAAAGCCGCAATGATGATTAAAACTACCGTGCAGGGTTTAACGGCTGCCTTTAGAATAATGAATGCAACGGTAGCAGGAAAAGGCGGATTAACAACAAGCATGGGAAGTTTATCGGGAGCATTTAAGGTATTTGCCGGCGCAGCGGTTTTGGGGTTTACAATTACACAGGTTACTCGCGCGTATCAGGAATTTATGAATTTGAAGGGCGCGACTGATGATTTGAATAGTTCTATAAATACGCTAAAAGAGGTTAACGACAATGCTTCTAATAGCTTAGATGGCGTTACCAACCCTGCCCGCAGAGAAGAAATGCAACAAATGATAAACAAAAACAATGAATGGGCGACAGCCGCGCAGGGCGTTGCTGATAGATATAGCGGCATAAATGGCATAATGAATGCTATTTTAGATACTACCAGAATTAGTAATGCGCAGAATGCTATTTTCAATTTTGGAAAAACTATCGGAAGCATTGCTTTTGGTAAAAAAGGGAATACGGGCGGAGTAGTAACGTCTTCGGGCATTCAGAAGTTTCAAGGCGGCGGTGTAGTTAAGGGAGTTGGAAATGCTGATACTGTTCCGGCCTTATTAACACCGGGTGAGGTTGTTTTGAATCCTCGGCGCGGTCAAATGGGTGGTGAAATAACTGTTAATTTTAATAATGCACAGGTACGGAGTGAGCAGGATTTACAGAGTATTATCGACACGGTTTCAGAAACGCTTAATCGAAAAACAAATCTTAAAGCGCTTGGTGTATGAGCAAGGCAATTTCTTTTGACGGCACAAGTATCCAAACGAATAATATAAAGGTTCGCGAGGTTCAGCATGAATCTGTAGACCATCGTAATTTGAACATCCAAACACTAGGCGCTAGAGATGGCGGAAAATTGATTGCCGATGTTTATGAACCGCGCGTGTTCAGAATGTTTGGGGTTATACAAGGAAGTAGTGAATCTGATTTAGAAGACCGCATAGATGATTTCAAGCAATTATTATCAAAGAAAGAAAAGAATTTAGATATAGCGTATATTTCCGGTACGCGAAGATATAAAGCAAGTGTTTCAAAAATACAAATAGAACGTGATTATTATAACCTTACATTTGCGCCATTTCGCGTTGATTTCGTTGTATCAGACCCACCGTTCGGAACCGCACTAGACACGACAACAATAGATTTTGGATATACGCAGTATACAATTGGAACGTGGGCTATAGAGGCACAATATTCAGGCACGCGCAGGCCAATGCCTATTGTAAAGGTTACGATTAACAGCGAGGACAACCTGACGCAGATTAACTTTACAAATGTTAATACAAACCAAGAAATTAAGGTACAGCGCGCATATACGGCAGGCGAGGTATTAACGATTGACACATCTGCATATACTGTAGATGTTGACGGTACGGCGGTTGATTATGAGGGCGTCTTTCCTGAATTTGTGCAGGGCGGCAATAATATGAAACTTAGTTTTGTAGGGTCAAACTGGAACGTATCAGTCAAGACAATTTTCTATCCTCTATTCCTTTAATATGGCTATTGATAAGCGCGCATTTTATAAAATTTATGACCGGAGCGGTAATTATGTTACCACGTGGGCTGATGAGGTTATAAGCATTCCCCAGTTTAATTGGGCAATGAATTCCAGTATGGGTGAAATGGTCATAACGCTAGCGCGCGATACAATAAATTTTGGCGAAGCTGATGATGTTTCATTGATTTATAGAGTTGATACATATATCCAAGACGCAGATGCCCCTATGGGTACTTGCATTCATTCAGGCCAATTAACCGGTTATGAAATAAATATTACAGAAAATGGCGTTGAACAGATTATTGTACATGTTCTTTCGCATACGATTGAGTTTCAAAAGACCATGTTAAAAGACGGGGCAAATAACACTACGGTTCAATACCTGAATACCGACCCATCGAATATGGTGAAAGGTCTATTGAATTTTGCAAACAAGACCATAACGTATAATGCGGCTAGCATTGAGGAAACAGGGGAAAGCGAAGATTATACATTTCGTTATATGACATTTTGGGAAGGGCTGGAAAAGGCCGTTGGCCTATGCCCGGCGTATTGGTACTTTTATGTTGACGCTAATAATAACTTTCATCTGCACGATTTAGACACGAATACCGTTGACCATGAATTATATGTCGGTAAGCATATTCAATCTGTAAACGTTTATAAGACAACGGAAAACATGTATAACAGCGTTTATTTTCTTGGCGGAGATACTGGCGGCGGTTCAAATCTTTATAAAAAATACCAAACAAACGGTTCTGTTACGGAATATGGAGCGCTCGAAACCCGTATGCAGGATTTTCGCGTTACTACACAAGAAACCGGAGATGCTTTTGCATTGAAATTCTTAAATGAAAACGACCATTTTGAACAGGTAGCGCAAATTACTGTTCTTGATAGCAACGGAAGCGAGGAGGTTTTAGATGGTGGCATAAAAGGATATGATATTGATTCCTTTAGACCGGGGCAAATTGTAACAGTCAATCATCCACAAATAGAGGCGAAATTTACAAAATGGTATAACGACGCTGAAACGCTTGGTAATTTTGTTTGGGATGTCAGCTTTTGGGATAACGATATAGAATATTCATTTGGCATACCGCTACAAATTAAGCAGATAACATATAATTTTAATTCGGCAGATTTAACGCTTTCAACGTTGTTTGGTGATGTATCAGATAGGATTATCGGTACTGATGAAAAAGTTGATGATGTTGCAAGTGAAAATATACCCACTGCTCCAAGCTAAATACTAATATAACTATATGCCAGTACCATATACAGCAAGTCCAAACACAAAAGCAAAAGCGAGTGATTATAATTCAAATAATGATTTTTTTGAAACGTTAATTGATGATGAAAACGGCGTTGGAGTCATAACCGTCAATACCAGCACAAAGGAAGTAATCCATGATGGCGCTGTTGTGGTTGATAATGATTCATTAAATAGCGGTACAAAGGCACGTTCATTATTATTCGGCGGAAATACATCCGGCGAATACATCAATTCAAAGCGTACGGCCGGGGGCAATCAGTATGGGCTGGATTTCTATACAGCAGACATAAACGTTTTGAGTTTTACCAATGCCGGAATCATGGCGTTTCAGAATGATTACAGTATAGATGTTGATGCAAACGGCAATTGGGTTGTCAGAAATGGCGGTGCGAGCGGCACTATCAGAGAAGTCATTGTGCCGACAACAGGCGATATAAACGCTGCACTCGCAAGCGTTGTTGCAACCGGCACGGTCACGCTATTGCCCGGAAGCCATACGGTCAACGCCGCACTAGATATTGACCATGGGGCTAATGTATGGTTGCGAGGCATGGGCAAAACAACACGCTTGGAAGTAGCAAGTGGAATTTCCGGCATCATTGTAGATGAAGACCAAATTACAGTATCTGATTTAACGATTGACCTTAATAGCACGGGAGCATACGGCATCAACGTTCTGACTGGCGCAAATAATAGTTTGATAAAAAATGTTTGGGTTCTTGCGATTGGTGAGAATGACAGAGGCATTGCATTAGGCGATGATGGCGCAGTAGTAGGCGGCATAGTTACGAATTGCCACGTACAAGGAACGGACGCGGCTGGTTCTATTGGGATATTAGCTGACAATGCAACCGGTTGTATCATTAGTGGGAATTACGTTAAAGACAATGCAAGTGATGTGACATTATCTGCAAATAGCGCAACATGTACTGCTACCGGAAATGCGACTGATGTTGCAGTTGTAGATAGTGGCGCTGGCAACCAAACGGCAGGAAATGTAGTATTTTAATCAAATACTTATGACTGATGAACAAGTTAAATACATGGTAATACGAATGGACAGCATGGAAAAAGATATAGAAAACATTCGGGATAATCATCTGCCACACATTAGAGATACGCTAAATAAACAAGCGCAAGACATTCAGGAAGTACAGACAAATCTTGAATGGATTAAGAAGTTAATATGGGCAGTTCTTTTAACCGCAATTGGAGGCCTCGGCACAGGGTTGTTTAATATTATATTGCAATAATCATGTATTTTGTCTATCCAATGGATTCGTGGGATAATATAAGCCAGCGCTATTATAGTCCATGGATTTTTGCGCCTTGGAAATGGCATAGGGGGATTGATTATGTTGCGCCATGCGGAGCGCCTATTTATGCCTCAAATGACGGCGTTGTTGTGCGCGAGGGCTATGTATCGGATTATGGCAATATGGTGCAGATTCATCACGATAACGGCTATGATACCTTATATGCCCATTTAGACAGCCGTAGTCCATTAAACGTTAACGACCGCGTTGATGTGCATACGATGATTGGGCGCGAGGGTACAACAGGGTTATCTACCGGTTGTCATTTGCATTTTGAATTACGGCTTGGCGATAAAAAACTAAATCCTGAAAATTTTAATTTCATAACACGACAAAAGTATATGGATTTGGAAAATGAAATAAAACGCATAGACGCGCGGCTGGATGATATTTACGAATACGCCGTTAAAAACGACAAGGAAAAGAAGGTTATTGATAAAAAAATCGATAACCGGTATACCAAAAAGCAGACAAAAGAACTTATATCTAAAAAGTGTAAATAACATTATGGACTTCAAAACACTTTATGCAAAAATCCCAGTATTACGCTCACCGCGATTCTGGGCATTGTTCTTTATCGTATTGGTTGAATTTTTACAGACACAGGGAATATTTGACCAGGGAGCAAGCGAAGACATTTTAAGCGCATTTCAGGTTCTCTTAGGTGGCGCCGCTGCTATTAAGACGGTAGACCGCTTTGGTGAAAAAGCCGGTAATAAAAAATAAAAGTTAATTCATATAAAAGCAGGTGGCGGCAATAAGCCGCCTCTTGCATAATAATATGGACAAGATTACCAAGCATGAATTATTGTTCGGGCTGTTTTGGATTGTCATTATAGGCGGCATTATTGGCGCAATGGTTTACCATGAATACTTTGCCGACATAACAGACGTGTCGCCTTATGTTAAAGGCGCGAAGGAATAATTTCGCCAAGGTCTTCAATCTTTTTCCGTATTTCTTTATAAAGCGCTTCTTTTTCTTTTGGCGTCCACTTTTTTATCTGACGGGATAATTGTTCAATTTCTCTTGTTCGTTCTTCACCGTATTCGGAAAACATCCAATCGCGGTATTCGGTTTGTTTTCGGTCTTCAAAATATCCATGGCATCCTCGGCATAAGGAATGTAAATTATCCTCTTCCCATCTTGTCGATGCATTCGTGCGCCCCATATAATGCGAAGCGTCTAATGCCCGCGCGTTGCCTATTGGATATTTAGTGCCACAACGCCTACACGTCCATTTATCGCGGCATCGAATGTAATAACTAAAGATTGTGTCTAGCTTTTTGTGTTTCATAGTATTTTTCTCCGGACTGCCGTGCCGGCAAAGCACTTCTGTTGAGAAACGGTCAGTTTCATTGTCAGCGCCGGCACGAACAGTCTAGATTATTTCTCAAATCCTTTTAACGTCTTAATATCTTCTTGCAATCCTCTGATGTCTATCTTCATCATGTTGATTGTCAACTGCATATCAGAGATGGTTTGGGCAAACTCATCAAGGATATTTATAAGTGCCGTGTGTTCAGCTTCATAATAGTCATCAGAGTCTTGGGTGTTTTGTTCTGACATAAACTTTCCAATCCTAGCACTCGGCAATTCTGACGGCTTGTCTTCCTCCTCCTCCATTTCATAATCCATTTGTTTTTCATCCATGTGCATGACGTAATCTTTCATCTCCCCACATTCGCATACTTTCCAATAACCGTACTTCATACCATGCTCTACCCATTTTGAGATTCCCATAGGAATGTCTGACGGCTTGTTGTCAGCTACATGCTTGGTTACACGATTGAATATTTGCGGTTCTTCTTCTTTCATACTCTTATTGGTTACTCCCTGTTAGGGGATTAGTTATAATGTTATATCACTCACCACTTCGTTCCCCCAACAATCCCAATTATCCCTTACTTGCCTAGCAAATAGTTCCACCCTATTTCCGTTTGGGTAAAGCGTATCAATAATATCAATAAATTCTTTTGGCTTTTCGGAATGTCTTGTTCTTTCTATTGACTGAACACTGTCAAACAACTTTTTTATTTGTGGTGTCATACTACCTTTTGTTGCTATAAGCAAAAATTCGTGTCTAACAGAGTTATAATGCCCCATATTATGCTTTATCTTATCCCAGACAAAACTTGTTTTATATTTGAAACCCCAACTTTTTATAACTTTGAAACTTTCTTCTAATAACGGACTTGTAGTCCATAAAAATAAGACAGAGTTGTTTTCTAAAATGTCTTTAACTTTTAATTCGCATATTTCTCTAGTGGTCATTGTTGGGTAATGTTTAATAGCACCTCCTAGTAATTTTGTATTTTGTTTATCATTATATTTCCAAGCGGGGTCTGCATAAATTATTGAGTATTTCTTCATATATTTATTTATTACTCCCTGTTAGGGGGTTAAATTAAAAGTTTGTTGTGCTAATCTCTTATTTATAATGTCTATGTATTTCTGCTCTTTCTCTATTAGGATGTAGTTTCTTTTAAGATTTCTGGCGGCGATTCCTGTTGTTCCACTTCCAGCACAGTTATCTAAAACTAAATCTCCTTCGTTGGTGTAAGTCTTGATTAGGTATTCAAAGAGGGCTACTGGTTTTTGGGTGGGGTGGATTGGTTTAACATCTCTCTTGAAGTTTAGTATGACTGTTGGCAATAGTTTATTTGGTTCATACTTGGGGGATTTCTTTGTGTAGTCCATCCCGTTAGGTAGGTGCTGTTTGAATGTTTCTTCTTTTTGTAAAGACGCTTTATACTGATGTCGTTTTTCTTCGCCCTTTGGATTGTCTATTTTTTGTGGGTTATAAGTCGGCTGCTTTGTATAAAAAACACACACATCCTCAGTAGTTTTCATCGGCATTTTATTACCAAAAAGAAAGTTTGCCGCCTTATTTTTATTCCACACCCAGCAATACTTAAACATCTTCACATTACTCATCACCAAAGCACTTGTGAAAGGTTGTGAAGCAGTAAGCACGATAGCCCCATTGTCCTTAATTATTCGCTTATACTGCTCCCAAAGTGGCTCAAAAGGAATTATTGTGTCCCATTTACAAGCAGTCGTTCCGTAAGGTAAATCACACAAGATTAGGTCAATACTCTTATCAGGTATATCTTTCATTACTTCTAAACAATCGCCACAAATGACTTGGTTTATTTCCACTCTAAGTAAAAATTCCTCTATTGGCATATCTTTATTTTTGCTCAAATTAAAATTCAACCTTATCAATTACCTCATCTAAAATAGCCCGCACTACTTCTTGTTTGCTAACTTCTTTTTTTTTGGCGATTGCTTCCAGTTTGTCATAGACTTCGTTTGAGACACGCAATGAGCCGAGTATTTTATCTGTTGATTTTGCTATACGTATTTTCATATTTCCATTATATCAAACTGATATTTATTGTCAAGTATCAATCTGTGAATAACTTTATATATTATTTAATAATAAAAAGCAAGTGTTTTTAACCGATTTCTGTGGATATTGTAGGGTTTTTGTAAGCAGTTGCTACCTCCGCACCACAGCATTCACTCTTATTGTTTGGTTGGGTTATGGCTTTCTCTAACGCTTCAGCAACAACTTTTCGTGCTTCTGGGGAGTTGAAATCCAATGCTTCTAAATCGTGAATAACGTCATCTATCAACATTTCTTTATCTTCTTCTTTCATACTCTTATTGGTTAGACTATTACTCTTCGCCATTGGGATAGTTCAAAATAGCGGTCATCTATTTCGGCAATCAGCCTCCGTATCTTGCTGTAGTTTTCTTCTCCATCGCCCAATACAATGAACGGCGTTGCTGAATTGTGTCCGCAACATGATGAGAGCGTACCGATTTCCTGATTCTGTAGCATTTGAATCACGGGCGCAATACAAGCGTCAATTTCTTTGTCGGTATATTCTTTTCCACCGCTCGGCAAAATGGCGGTCAGTATCGGAACGGCAACTGCTTTGTCTGTTTGTCCATCTTGTGGTTGATTGTGTGAAATACATTTACACATACGCTCTATTGTTCTTTGGGTTGGTTATACTCTTATTGGTTTAGGGGTTAGGTATTTGTCCTGCTCCACCGCATTCAGGGCATTCTCTGATATCGTAAGAATAGTGCTCGCCCTCTAGACTCCTATCACCACCATCTATCGCCATGTCTTGCGTAACAAAATATTCACCGCATATTTCACCACCATCTCCTTTACACATTGGGCATTGTTTCATCTTCATACGCTCTATTGTTCTTTGGGTTGGTTAGAATAAATACTTTCTACTCCTTCTTTTTTTAAGTTGGGTTTATACGGCATTCCTCTTTCTTTCCATTCTTTTCGTATTCTTGTCTTTGCCCTTCCGCTTAGCGTGGACTGTAGTATCTCTATTTCTTTTTGATAAGTATTCCATAATTGTTGTGCTGGCGAAAATACCCCATGTCCATTGAGTGTTCGTGTTTCACATTTACGTTGCAACCGATACAGTTCCAATAGTTTTTCACTATCTGTCTTCATACTCATTTCTCATTAAGGGTTAATCATACGTGGTTAGTGTTATCGCTAGTGTAAGAAGTATTAGTACAATAGCATGGGTTCGTTTTGAAACGTGCCCAAATGCCCAGTAGAGAGAGCCGATTATTCCTATCCAAGAACAGAAGAATAGTAATGCTGCGCCTATGCCATTCATATCCCTATTCGTTATTTATAGTATCGTTACGTTTAGATATTGCACCCCGAAGTTAATCGCCTGCTCGTAACTCCTCATCCATAAATCGTATGTTCCGTCATTCCATAAGGCAGTCCGGTCTGCGCACTTGTAAACGCCCATTCCCTCAACGTGTATCACGGTTCCGAGTTCTATGTTCCGTGGACAGGCGGCCAATCCTTCTTTTGTTTGCTCCCCTGATGCGGTAGTACCAATCAGGACGTACGCTGTGACCCTTGAAATTGAGCTGTCAGGCGTTTCTATGGTTATAGGCGATACATCACACTCTTTCTCTTTTTCCACTACAATCTCGATGATTTTAGGGTGATAGATGATAGGCGATTCATATTGCGGAATTATTATCATTCCACTATACGCTGTTAAGGTGGAAAGGGTCAGGCACGCTATAATGAACCATCCCATTTCGTTAATATGCTTCCTCCATTTTGTTTTCATTTTATTCTCGTTAGAATGTATTGATTGCGTCCTGATTGTACGGAAAATTTATAACCCTTAAATCGTTTTGTTCGTTCTAGGTTCTGGCAGAAAACATAAACAGGCGACCAATAAATATTGTTATAGTTTTCCTTGCTGATAATGACTTCCTTACCCACATCAGCTTGTTCAAGATAATTTAGGAACGTGCGTTTATTCATAATTAGAATGGTGCTTTATCTTCATCTGGCAGCCAAATGCCTGACCTATATCCTTTATCGTTAACGCATGATTTATCACGGCACACAAAGTCCGGTTGGGTCGGCTTGGTTTTATATCCGTTTGCGATAGTCGCTTTGCCGCATGTTGGGCATTGTGGCGTACCGCCTTGCGCTTCTACCTGAACTTGCGGTGGTACGTCTTGCTTGGGCGCAGATTTTGCTGTTTTAGCCGGTTCTTGTGCATCAGGGTCTTTCTCATCATCTATAGCAAATAATCCATTGAGGGCGTATTTTCTGGCGTATGAGCTGGCAGCGCCGGTGATTTGTGCGTCGTCCATCCCTTTCTTCGTTTCCGCTTCCCTTGCAAATGCTGTTGCCTCTATCTTCTTTTCACCGAGCGACAGCGTTGCCGTTGCTTTTACATAGTACCGCTCCCCGACCTGTACCATTTCATCTGATATGGTCAGCACAGCTTCTCCCAGTAACGGTTTTACGGCGCTTAGGATGTCTTCGCATGACCGGTACTTATATCCCCCAAACGAATTGAGCTGGTTTTTTGGTACATCCAGTTCCTTCTGGATTTTATTTAACAGCTTGTCCATTTGGATTCATGTTAGTGATTATGTATTTCTTTAATTGCCTGCGTGCCTTTTCATCATGGAGTTCTGACACGTCGGATAGGAGCTGCATTTGCTGTGCCGGCGGTAGCGTATCCAATTGATTTTTGAGAATGTCTTGTAGAAGTTTCATACTAGTTAATGAATGCAGAGGCGATACCTATACCGCTTGCAATTATGATTAAGAGATAGGGGGTCTTTTTTGGCTGGCAGTCACGCCATGTTTTTTGGTATTTGTTCATATTATTTTAGTCTAAATACTACCCATCCTGAACCGTCTAGTAAGGTTCTGATGGTATACTTTCTATCACTTATTTTAGTTCGGTAAACCTGACTTACATATAGCACTGGTGTCGTTTTAAGTGGCCAGTCTTCTTTCTTTATAAATAATCCTTCAGTTACATTAAGCATGTGTACTTCTTTCATTATCGGCGAAGCTGCTCCTTTTGATGTTTTTCCATATACCTCTCCGTTTGCTTCCATTCTTTCTAAATCTTTTAGAGTTAGTTTTTCCATACGTTTACCTTAACGGCTTATAAGGATTGAACCCGCACTCCTCACAGTACGGTTCGTTGTTGTCGTCCGGTACGAACAGCGTACCATCGCCATGCGTACACGTTCCTTGTTTTAAGATTCGTGTTTGCTTTTCTATCTCCTTTACCCGCTCGTCCAGTTCCTTGTAGAAGTCTTCAAGTGAACTTGTGAGAGCGTCAAGGTTTTTCATTGTTTCCTTTAGTTCTTTTTCCATAGCGCCTTGTTAATTGCATAGGTAGTATATATTATTATATTTACCTTGTAAAGCAATGCTGTGGAAAACTTTTTATTACTTTATGATATACTGTCTGCGAAGGGTAGTAAATTGGGATTTTTCATTGTTAGCTAGCTAAATTGCCCCCGGCAGCGCTTACCCAGTTTGCGCCCTTCATCCGGGGGCATTATGTTATGGCAAGTCCGCAGTTAAAAGATGGATTTACGCGAATCGCTAATGAGATTCTTGATGCTGTTATTCAGGTTAACTGCATATCGCCGTCCTCATTCCGCATCTTGTTTTTTATAATAAGAAAAACATATGGCTACCAGAAAAAGTTTGATTATTTGTCATACTCACAAATGCAAAAAGCCACTGGAATGAATATAAAAACAGTTAAGCGCGCGGTGAAGGAACTTGAAAAATTAGGTTTAATATGTGTTAAACGCAATGAAAATGGTGGCCGGAATGCCACTAATAAATACATGGTAGAGAAGGATTGGGAAAAATGGCAATTAAATGGGGTCTGTATGCCACTAATAACAAAAAGGAATGGGGGTCATCCTGTCCTAAATAGGGGTCATCCTGCCACTAGAAATGGGGGTCAATACGCCCCCAACAAAAGAAAGAAAGAAACATATACAAAAGAAAGGGAAAATAATGTTTATAAAAAATACGGATTCAAACCTTTAACCCGGTAATATGTTTGAATTCAAAAAACAGAATGACCTAGCAAAAGAAACCGAAACCCGCGTATGCCGGTATTTGCGCAATAATGGCCTCGTAGTCACAAACGTCGCAGACGACCCGCAATATTTCAAACAGGGCGTAGACCTGATTGTTACGGAACCAAACAGCGAATATTCCATTGATGTAAAGGCGGATTACCAAATAAAAGATACCGGCAATGTTTTTTTAGAGGTCATCTCGCAAATACGCATAAACGGCCAGATGCGCGCCGGCTGGCTGGTAAAACCGATAGACTATATCTATTACGTTGATACCGTAAGCTGGCTATGTTATATTTACGACAGAGAGCAATTATTCCAATGGGCGTACAACCAAAAATCAGGCAGATATGGAACCGCCCAAAACGACGGCTACATATCGTGGGGAATCCTTATGCCGAAAGAATCGTGCGCATATAAGCAAATACGCGTATGACAAAAGAAACCGCAAAAGCAATTCAGGATTGCTGGAAAACAGAATCCCGCCCAAAGTTTCTATCGTACATAATGGCGCTATGGAAGAATTTCGATATTACCCGCGCAGAATACATGGCGCTTTGTGACAAGATGCAAGAACAAAAAACAGCGGTAAAGGAAAAGACCGCAGAAATTGACCTGTCTAGAAAAAACGCCCCGGAATCATATAATCTACCCTATAAGGATAATTAACGCGCGAGAGCGCAAAATTATGGCAAATAAAGCATTGTACGAAATAACTTCTATTAAGGACGGAGAACAAAATACGGATTACATTATTGCAAAAGACGCAGAAGAAGCCATGAAGAAAGTGTCCGGCAACATCATCCGTGTTAATTTCGTAAGCAATAACGTGAAGGAATAGTGTAATGGGAGAAGAAAACAGAACAGAAAGCAAGGAGCTTGTCAATATAACAGAACCTGAAAAGCACGATAACAACACGATTCAGCGAGATAGTCAAGGCAAGTTCAAGCCGGGAATTTCTGCAAATCCCGGAGGCAGGCCAAAAGGTTCTGTTAATTTAACGACCATACTAAAAAAGAAGCTGAAGGAATGCCCGGAAGGTGAGGAAAAAACGTATGGAGAACTTTTTATAGACCGGTTGATAGAATTGGCTATTATAGAAAAAAATATTAACGCCTATAAGCTGATAATGAATTATATTGATGGTTTGCCGAAAGGTGATTTGGGCGGCGAATATTTACAGAATGTTTTTGTCAATATTATAAAACCGAATGGCAGACCAAATAATCAATTTCAAACCGACACCGAAACAGTACCAAGCTTGGCAGAAGCTGACAGACAAGACGACGCATGAAATAGTATTTGGCGGCGGAGCAGGAGGAGGCAAGTCCTTTTTGGGTTGTTTTTGGTTATTGATACAGGCAAAAAAATATACCGGTACGCGATGGATGATGGGGCGGTCAGTATTAAAAAACCTGAAACAATCTACGCTTTTGACTTTTTATGATGTTTGTACGGCCTATGGCATAAAAATAAATCATGATTTTACGGTTGATAATATAGATAACGTCATAAAGTTCAAAAACGGTTCAAGAATCCATTTGCTCGATTTAGCATGGATGCCGTCAGACCCGAACTATGAACGCATTGGCTCGACAGAATTTACCGGCGCATTTGTAGATGAGGCCAGCCAAATTACGCATAAATGCAAGGAAGCAATTACCGGCCGGCTTCGGTATAAGCTGGACGAAAATGGCCTTATTGGAAAAACACTAATGACCTGTAATCCTGCCAAGAATTGGATTTACACTACAATTTTTAAGCCGTGGAAAGACGGTGTATTGCCGGACGATATGGCTTTTATTCAAGCACTTGCAAAAGACAATCATCATAATCCGGAAAGTTATCTAAAGCGCTTGGAAGCATTGACTGACCGCACCATGAAAGAGCGGTTATGGTTTGGTAATTGGGAGTATGAAGACCACGAAGCATCTTTGTTCATCGTAGATGATATTAACGACTTGTTCACGAATGCGGCAGAAGCCGGCGAAAGGTATATTACCTGCGATGTCGCGCGGCTCGGTACCGACAAGACGGTTATTACGGTATGGGATGGACTAAAATGCTTCCATATTGAGCAACATGCCATTACAACCATCCCACAGGTGGTTGACCGGATAAAAGCGCTACAATCGCAATTTCAGGTCAAAAACAGCCACACCATAGTTGATGAGGGCGGTGTTGGGGGTGGTGTTGTAGACTTACTGGGATGTAAAGGATTTGTTGGCGCAAGTTCAGCGATTCAGGATAAACAACGAACGCTGGAATCTGAATACAAGGTGAACTATCAAAACCTTCGAGCGCAATGCTTTTACAAGCTTGGTGATTATGTTCGCGACGGCAAGATACGGATAGAATGCGACACGGCAATACGGGATTTGATAATTATGGAACTGGAACAGATTAAGGGAAAAGACGTGGATAAGGATGGGAAATTGAAAATTATTGCAAAGGATGAGATTAAACAGCATTTAGGGCATTCGCCGGACTATGCCGACGCCCTATCCATGAGATTATTCTATGAATTGGAAGAACCTATTGAGTTGAATATACGGGTCTTATAAAGTTTTCCACACCCTTTATTGGTATAATGTGTTATACTGTAAACAATCGTTGATGTTCCGTCCTTACTATATCGCCTTTATTGCAAGGCCAGCCCCGTTCTAAAGGCCGGAAAACAAGGCGTGCAAATAATTCTATCTAATAACTGCTAATGTTAGTAACGTTATTTGCACAACAATTTAGGAAAGCAATGTCATACAAAATAGGGGCGGGGCATTAACGATTATATGCCAAAGAAAAAGAAATCCAAATGCCTGGAACAAGCCATTCCGTGAAGCTTGCGCAAGTCAATAAGGTGAAATCTCTTATGGTGGAATGGACACCAGCTCCCAGCCATGAAAGGAGCTGAAATAAGGGGAGTCCATTTTTCAATAATAGGTTATGACCAAAATACACATACCTAACCAATCAAAGACTGAAATCGGAGGCGGCTATAGCTTTATCCGCAACATTACGAAATATCTAAAAACGCAGGATTTTGAAATAACGTGTGAGGCGGAAGCAGACGTTATTTTTATTTGCGGCGCTACCATGACTGATGGAAAGAGCTTGCAGAATTGGAAAGATGCCGGAAAAAAGATTTTATTGCGGGTAGACGGAATACCAAAGGACAGCAGGAACCGGGGTTGTGGGGTCAGTAGATTAAAGAAATGCGCTGATTTTGCAGACCGCGTTATTTATCAATCAGAATGGTCGAGGCGAGAGGCAAAAGACTTATTGAATAAAGACGGTTCGGTCATTTATAACGGTGCAGACACTGACATTTTTTACCCGTCAAAGAAAAGCAAGCCGTCATACAATTATTTTTATTTATACGTTGGCTACCGCAAGGAAGAAGACAAGCGTTTTTCAGAGGCGTGTTATTGGTTTAAGGAGGCCGCAAAAAAAGAACCGGAATGCAGGTTTACGGTTATTGGAAGATTCAACGATGAGCTGATTAAATACGGCTTTGATTTTTATAACCACGAGAAAGTAAAATACCTTGGCGTGATACCGGAGCCAAAAGACCTTGCAGACATTATGCGCGAACATCAGGTATTGTTGTATCCGTCATTTGCAGACCCCGCACCCCAAACCGTGGTCGAAGCGCTAAACTGTGGTATGAAGATTGAACTTGTTAATCCAGTCGGTGGCACACGGGAATTACTTTACCAACCGATTGAACAGCTTAGTTTAGATTATATGGGGTCGATGTATGAAGAGGTAATAAGGTCGTTATGAGTTCTAGTGTCCGCATACAAACTGAAGCGTACTTAAAGACGATAGACGTTAAAGCTGACCGCGTATTAGATATAGGCGGTTGTGTTTTGAAAATAAAAGGACGTACGAAGTCTTGGGATGTAAAGGAATACAAAATCCTAGACATGGAAGAACCGCATGAAGCGAATGCTCCGGTGGATTTGGTTTGGGATATGAGCGAGTTTATTACAGATTTCGATTATTATAATTGTGAGGACCCAGAAATTACGAAAGCGGAAAAGGCATTTGATATAGCATTTGCGATTGAAGTATACGAACATTGTTGGAATCCCGTGCAGGCATTGCAAAATACCAATTACTTTTTGAAAAGCGGTGGCATATTGTATGCGACCTTTCCTACTTTATACCCGACCCACAATCCCCCAAATGAAGACTATGTCCGCTATACAAAAGCAGGCGTAGAGAAAATATTGAAAGAAACAGGATTTATATGTGTTGAAATTACACCACGAAAAGCAGTTAGTAATGGGTGGTTAGTATTCTGTGCAGCAGAAAAGATGCGACCAAGTAAAATCTGCGACCCGTCTATTCATCAAGATACTGGTTATATGGTGAAATGTATAAAAGCATAACATGAAAAATTGTCAGGAGTGCAATAAAAAGTAAGGCATGAAAATCTTTATACTAGCGGCAGGCGAAAGTACGCGGTGGAAACTTGATTATCCGAAGCATATAGCAAAGATTCAGAATGTACCGCTCATTGAACGAACACAGAAACAATTAAAAGGATATGATGTAACCGTGGTAACAACCCATTTGGATGTACAGAAATTGTCAGATAAAACACTTGTTCCAAAAGCGCGCAGGTGGACGGTAGAAACATTGCTCTCAACGGCTTCTTATTGGGATGACAGAAAGACAATAATACTTTTAGGCGATGTGGTTTATTCGCCAGCAGCAATCAAAACGATATTAAAAGATGACCATGCTATAAGGATATTTGGCAACGGAAAGGAGATATTTGCCATATCAATGAAAAAGCAGGTTTATAAAAAAGCCGTAGATACATTATGGGAATGCGTATTGCGCGCATTAGGTGAAAGAAGCTCTCATAAAACTAAATCTGAACAGGTTGGCAAGTTATGGGATTTTTACAGGTTATACGCCGGCCATAAGCAACGGAAATACCTGGATGATAATTTCTTTACCTGCATTAACGATTATACGGAAGATATAGATTCGGTTAACGATTACAATAATTTGTTTAATATAACGGAAAATGATTGATGAACGCGTGGTAAAGATAATCCGCGACCATTACCACAGCCGCGACCAAAATAACGACTATGGCGAAAATAATCTTGGGTTTGGGTTTATTCATTATTCTCTTATCCGTAATATACGGCCTCTCGGAGTTCTTTGCATTGGCTCTCAACGTGGATACGTTCCCGCGCTTCTCGCCTTAGCTTGTAAGGATAATAATTATGGGCATGTTACATTTGTTGATGCCGGTTACGCATTAAATGAAGAGAACGCATGGGGTGGTATTGGTGTATGGAAAGATTGGAACGAAAAGAAGCATGAAAAATACTGGCGACCATTAGGCGTAGCTGATTATATTTCTGTTCGTACAATGACAACAGAAGAATATATAAATAAAGCGAAGGGCATGCAGTTTGATTATGTTTATATTGATGGCGACCATTCGATTGAAGGTATGAGAAAAGATTTTAAATTGACTTGGCCTAAGTTAAAAGTTGGTGGGTATATGCTGTTTCATGATATTAGTGTTGATAAACAAACGCAGTATGGGAAATGTGGAGGAAAAGAGTTTTGGCAAGAAATGTATGTTGATACAATAAAGTATGACTACACTATTTCTGAAGAAGATAATATCTTCGCAGAGTATATGACGCTTCCACTTGACGCTGGTTTAGGAATAATTCGAAAGATATGAGGCGATTAAATCTTGGGTGCGGCAAAAATTGGCGCGAGCATAGAAGCTATGAAGGTCTTGATATGGAAGATTACGGCCAGAAATATGTTGGCGAGGTATTTTGCGAGATAACAAAGTTTAATGAAAATACTTTTTCAGAGGTAATGGCGAATCATTTTCTTGAGCATTTTTATCCGCATGAGGTACAGATGTTATTGCGCGAGATACATAGAATTCTAAAAAAAGGATGTACGTTCAAGTTTGTGGTGCCACATAAGGATAAAGCGGAAGCTTGGGATTTGACGCATAAGAGTTATTGGAACGGGAATACTGTAATGAAAATCCCAATCATGAATAATATAGGCAAATGGGAAATAGAAAATATGTCGGTCAATGACCGCATGGATATACACGCATGGTTGGTAAAGCATTAAAATACAGGTGGCCTCATTTAATCGACGAGCAAAAACGCGGCTCGATTCTGTATTCGTATATAGAAAAATATCTTGGCAATATAGAATCCGTGCTCGATATGAATTGCGGTTTTGCGCCCTTATACCCGTTTTTGGCTGATAAGCTGTATTTTGGCTTTGACAATAATGAACAAGCTATAAGGGAATTGAGAGAAAAATATAGGGGTGCGCAATGGCAGCTTTGTTCCGATAATGAATGGGATAAGGATATACAGGTTGATTTGCTTTTATTGTTGGGAATGGGTGCCGGCCTTGAACGAGGCGAGAGCAAGACGGAAATAGAATCATTGGGGCGCCTTGCTAAAAAATACAATCCTAAAATTATTATAGTTGAAATAGCTGACGGCCATAAGAAAAATCATTGGTATAAAGTGCCGCAAGCAATCCCTGAATATGTGCTGGAACAATTTTTCGTTTATGATTCACGAATGAATCATTGCAATATGAGATTATTAAAGGTTTACATGCATGAAGATTCTTATAATAAGTGACGGCGCAAAGTGGGCGCTCGATAATTTAACCGGTTCCATTATCAAATATAACGGCCGGCATAATTTTGATGTTGTAGGAATTCATCCGCGCAATGTGGCCGCAGGCCTCCGTGACGTTCAGAATTTAATGCGTAAAAATAAATACGATTTAATCCATGTTATGTATTGGCGGTCAGGAACACAGTTGTTTGACCTTATGCCGGCGTTAAAAGAGATACCAAGTATTTGCACTCACCATAACCACGCGCATTTGGAAAAAGAGGATTGGAATAAATACTTTACAACGCTTGTATCACAGACCAATTATGCGGTTGATAAATTAAAACCGAAATTCCATAACGGCGATGTATATCTCATACCGCATGGAGTTGATTTAGATGAATTCGATTTTATACATGAGCGCAAGGATGACGGCAAGACTATTGGGTATGTCGGCCGCGTTATTCCACATAAGAACCTAAAGAAAATATGCGATACCGCAACAAAGTTAGATTACATGGTCAAAGGTTCTGGGTATATCGAAAAGGTTGATTATTGGAATGAAATAGATAAAAGCCATTTAAGGTTCCAAGGGGGCATTGGCCGTGAACAAATGAATGGGTGGGAATCCAAAAATAGGATGTATGAGGAAATGTCAGTATTCGTCATGTATTCTACAAACGAATATGAAACCGGCACCATTCCGTTACTTGAAGCTATGGCGCGCGGCGTTCCTGTTATGGCAACAGAACAGGGCATGGCTAGGGATATTTGCAATGCTGATAACTGCGTATTGTTCAATGAGGATGATTTTGAGGAAAAACTGCAATGGCTTATGAGCAACCGAAAAGAACAGGAGCGATTGCGCCATAATGCGCGAAAGACCTTAAACCAATATTCGGAAGAATTGATGGCTATGCTCTATGACATTGCATATACACGGACGGTTTATGGAAATAGAAAAAGAGTATCGGTTATTATACCAACCACAGAGGCGCGCAAAGAATTACTAAAAAAGACACTTGATGCACT